ACCTCAGCGCAGGGCGAAATACCAGCGGACATATTCAAGTATGGCGAGTGGGGGAATAAGCCCAACAGTGAGGCCGAGACCGTAGCCGGGCTGGATGTCGGCAAAGAGCTAAACCTGATGATAGCCGGGAAGGACCTTGACGGGGATAAGCGCAACGTCATCAGCGTCCAGCACATTCAAGCTCGCCAGTGGTCGCAGGTTCATTCCGCGATGGAGAACTACAACATCCGCATGTTAGTCGCGGATATGCTGCCGGAGACGAGCAAGGTGCAGGACCTGGTAGCCGCGTTCCCCGGTCGCGTGTTGATGGCAGACTATAGCCTCAGCAAGGTTGAAGGCGACGAGGCGTGGGTAGCCGACGAGAACAAGGCGCGGGTGCGGATAGCAAGGACGCCTGCGCTAGACCATACCCGCGACCGCCTACTGATGGGGCGTGACATATTCCCCGATATGGAGCCGGAGCTAAAGGGCTCGTTCATCGCGCAGATGACTGCTGCCAAACGAGGCATGACTACCAATAGCAAGGGGCAGGACGTGGCGGAGTGGGTAGAAACCGGCCCCGACCACGACCGGCATAGCCATCTTTACATGACCGTGGCGGCGGCGGTAGCACAGGGTGAGTTTACTAAGATTTGGGCATATTGATGTGAGGTATTTATGGCCCGCGACTGGCTCTGGCTAAATAGATTACGCGGCGGTACTGCTAAGGCCGTGGAGGCTGCCGCTAACTTTATAACCGCTAGCTTGTGGAATATAAGCGACACCGGCCCGGTTATTGACCAAGAGAACTATGCCCAGGCATACCAGATCAACGTTTGGGTGAATGCTTGCATAGAGGCCATCTGCAACGATGCTGCGGCGGTGCCATACGGTCTCTTCAAGAATGGCGAGCCGGTAGAGCAGCACCCCCTGCTTGACCTACTGAAGCGCGTCAACGATGACGATGACTGGGCGGGCTTGGTCTGGGCGACCGCTGGCTATCGGCGACTGACTGGCGATGCCTACTGGCTGCTGGCAGGGACTAACGGGCCAGGCAGCAAGCCCTATGCAATCTTTCCGCTGCGGCCTGACCGCGTGGAAATCAAGGCTACAAACATCGGTATACAAAGCTACGTGTACAACCGCACGAAGGGAGACCGGCGCGGAGAGAAACGCTTTGAACCACATGAGATAATCCACTTCCGGCGCTGGAACCCGCTCAACGACCTGTATGGTCAGTCCGTCATCCAAGCCGCCGAGACCTCTATCAATCTGGACAACAAGGTGCGCCGGTTCAATTATGAGTTCTTGAGGCGGGGCGCGGTCCCATCAGGGATGTTGTCAGCGCAGGGGGATATGGCTCCCGAGCAGGCAGAACAGGTCAAGGCTAAGTGGCGCGAACTATATAGTGGTGAGGCTAAAGCCGGCGAGACAATGGTGTATGGCAGCAACCTCACGTATCAGGAGTTAGGCAAGTCCGCACGCGACGGTCAATACATTGAACTAGCCAAGATGGCGCGCGAAGAAATCATCGCCGCCTTCCACGTTCCCCCGATTCGTGTTGGCATACTTGACCATGCCAGCTACGCATCAGCCGACGAAGAGGAAGAGATTTACTGGAAGTCCTGTATCGTGCCCGAGGTCAAATACCTGTTTGGTCGCATGAACGAGAAGCTAGTCCCGCGCTATGGTGATAACCTTGAGCTGAGGCCGGACTTCTCGGATGTCGAGGCATTGCAGGAGGGTAAGACCGAACGGGCGTCGCGATTGCAACCAGCGGTGGGCGCGCCATACCTCACAATCAACGAGGTACGTGCAGAGGACGGGCGCGAACCAATCGGTGATGATGGCGACACGATACTGCAACCGTTGAACATGGTACCACTGGGGGCCTTGCCGCAACCGGAAGCGACGCAGCAAGAGCCGACACCGCCTAAGGCCACAACCCCCTGGCAGGTCAAGCAAACCCCGCCAGAGAACAAGGGTAGGTTCGGAGAGTTCGGCAGCGCGCAGCACGTCGAATACTGGAAGGCTTTCGACCGTAGTTTGCTCGCATTAGAGGAGCGGTTCCGCAAGACAATGGCGGCGCTCTATACCGAAGCGTTGGATGAGGTGCTGGCCGCGCTCGCCGAGGAAGCGGACAAGCATTTGAAGGCCACGGTGCCGACGCCGGATAGCATCCTGCGCGAGATATTCACCGACGCACAGGCCGAGCGGTGGGTAGCGGGGATCATGCCGCACGTTACCGAAGGCTTGGAGTTGGGCGGCCAGCGCGCATTGACTGACATCGGCGGCGGGGCTTGGAACATAGAGCGGCCCGAAGTGGTGCAGTGGCTTGGCGAGAAGAAGCTCAAGATAGTGACGCTACCAGAGACCATGTTTGATAACCTCCGCGCTGTGCTGCAGGAGGCGGTCAATGAAGGCGTCGGCGTACCGGAGATGGCAAGCCGCATCCGCGACCTGCAGCCTGGCTACGAGCGGTACAAGGCCGACCGGGTAGCGCGGACTGAGACCGTCGGCGCGAATAACAAAGGTTCGCTGGAAGGCTATCGGCAGAACGATATAGAGAAGAAGGAGTGGCTGACCGCGCTTGACGAGAAGGTGCGGGGGCTCAACCCGCAGGACAAATTCAACCACGCCGCCGCCAATGGGCAGGTGCGACCGATAGACAAACCGTTCGCGGTGTCGGGGCAGGCGCTTGACCACCCCGGCGACCAGAGGGGTAGCGCAGGGAACGTTGTGAATTGCAGATGCGTACTACTTCCTGTAGTATGAACGAGGAGGCTACACCACCATGCCTGACCTGTCGGTTGTAGTTGACATCTGGTGCAACACATGCGGAGCGGGCCTATGCAATCAGACTACTTCCACCCGTGGGGATGAGAACGCGCTGCCATCATTCAGAGTTGATGTCTGCCAGAAGTGTATGGGGATTGCTGAGGAGAAGGGCTATCAGCGGGGGCTTGCGGAGCGGTAAGAGAGGGGCTATCCAATGGCATCAACAACCATGACCATACCGCTCATCCTTGAACGCCCGTGGCCGAACTTTAGCGTCAACGCAGGCCCGTTCATGCTGACCTGTTTGCGGGTGCGGTATGGACTGGCGGGCGATTTCCGGTGGGGGCCGCGCCGCTATCTGTTCCTTGCGATACGGGTAGGCAGGCGGCTTTGGTATTATCATAGTGATGCAGATACGCGGCTGGAGATAAGTGATGACCACAAGGGCAAGCCGGTCAGCTTGCGCCGCATCGGGATAAGGTTCACCTGTATAGGGTAGGGAGCAAAGATAAAGGGCCGCCGATTCGCTGGCGACCCTTACCTGAATGGGTTGGTATCATGCCTAGCTCGGCACCACCTCCTCCCGCGCTTTGTCCTCGGCCTCGTACTCCGCGCGGTCTTCATTAGCTACTCTAAGAGCTTCGGCGTGCAGGGCGTAGTCATGTTGCATGATGAGCCTCCCGGTTCTTTGATAACTGCTTGCGGTGAGGGTTAGCTCGGCGGTTTGGTTAGGCGAGTACGTCGAGGGTGCAAGGGCGAAAGCGACCCGCGTTGAGTTTTTCCTGCAATGCTCCGGCGGCCTCGAGCAACCCATTAGCCTCCCCGATTTCCTTCTGCGCTACCGCCAGACTCTCCGAGCTGGTAGCCTTGATGTTTTGCTGTGCGCTCTCGAGTCGGTCAGCAGCACGCCTCCGAAACATATCAATCGTTATCTGCAGATGATGCTCAGCGTTACTTCTCACTCTCTGCTTGTTGTCTGCGCTTGTCATGTCATTCCTCCCGGTTTCTGCGTTGCCGCGTTATCAAGCCCTACTGGCAGGGCGACCGGCGGGGGGGGGCCGGCTACTACACGGTTACCACATTGTATTGCGTGGCCTCCGGCGATAACTTCATTTGCCGGTTCGCATCTTGGCATTCCTTCACATAACACCGGCCCAGGTATGCTGCGTCCGCCTTGTTTGTGTATCTGTCCGCATAGCGGTCGCCCCGCACCGTCTTGAAACCTTCGTCGCACAGATACCTGCGCCCGCACTCGTCACCGTCTATGACTACCACGTACTGCTTCCTGATTCTCTTTGTCATCTTGTCCGCCTCCTGAGTTATCTCCGTGCTCTTCATTCTGGCTACATTATAGACTAACCGCATACCGATGTCAAGCGAAATCGGCCTGATTCTGAAAATAGTTGCAATCTTTTTTCGCTATGGGTTTGGGGGCTATCCCGTCGAGGCGGGCAGCGGAGCAGCAGGAGAGGATCGCGCTAAGATGTTACCTCAGCAATTCAGGATTTCTAGGCTGGAGCAGTTCACGTCATCCTCCAGCTATACGATACTACCGCACGCACAGTTGCAGATTGACCAGACACTTCCCGAGATGAGTTCCGATAACATGCCATCTGCTGATTGCTTGGGCGTCTCGGGTGAGCGGCTTGCGGAATTGCGTTGCAAGGCTACCGAAATCATAGCAGCCGATGATGGCAGCCCTTATGAGTTGACGGACGAAGGCCTGCTGGAAATGAGAGAGGTCGCGCACGCATTATGGCGTCACTAACAGCGACGAACGATACTGGCACACTCGCATCTTTGCGCGTCACCTTTCAGCCGGTGACGGAATGGCCGGACTTGTGTAGCGTTGGTGACTCCGCTTCCATACCCGAGACGCGGCCACTGACATTTGAGGAGGCAGGCAGAAGGTCGGCGCGGCGCAACCATGCCGCACTGACCGAACTCGCAAAGTGGTAGAGACTAACAGGCGCGGCTTTTCGTGCTGCCTATGTTGAGCCTGCGCAGTGAGGTGGGGCGACGGTCCTGCTAAAACTAACGTAGGCAGCCCGAAGAGTCGAGTACACTTGGCCGACAACCGACCGAAATCAGGGGCGGAATAAGAGGAGTTATGTATGCCGAACACGAACGCCTTTGACCGTATCAATGTCATGCCGATGGAGGTCAAGGAATTTGACGAGGACAAGCGCACGTTCTGGGCTACCGCCAGTACTCCACAGATAGACCGCACCAATGAGATAGTGGCTAGCGAGGCGATGGAGGAGACCCGCGACCGTTACATGGCGAACCCGATAATGACATGGCAGCATGATACGCAAACCCCGATTGGCTATGCGCTTGACGCCCGTATCACCGAACGGGAATCCAGCATCCACGTCTACTTGACGGACGCAACAGAGGAGGCTCGCAAGGCGCTCCTGCTCGTCAAGGATAAAGTGATTCGCTGCCTGTCTATTGGCTTTAGCCCATACAGCAATCTCTATGGCGCGCACCCCGACGGTACGCCCGACTTTGAGGAGCGGGATGATGGCGTGAAGGTCTGGAAGCGCATTGACTGGCTGGAGACGGCGCTAGTTTCCATCCCCGCCAATACCGGAGCTACCCTCGCCTTCGCCAAGTCACTCGGCCTGGACATGGAAGAGAATGCCATCGCCCCCGAAGTCGAACTCGGCGCGGTCCCGTTCGGCGACCTCCCGCTTGCCCCTGAGGAACGCCCGTGGGATAAGCGCGGTGCAAGCCGGCGCGTCCGTGCGTGGGCTAACGGTGATGACATGGACTGGACGCAGTATCGCAAGGCTTTCCTCTGGTATGACACTGCGGACAAGCAGGCGCTCGGCGCATACAAGCTGGGCTTCGCTGACATTATTGATGGTGAACTCTCGGCGGTCTGGCGCGGGGTAGCGTCGGCGGTTGGCGCATTGCAAGGAGCGCGCGGCGGCGTTGACATCCCCGATGCCGACATAGCCCGCTGTCTTTCCCACGCGAAGAAATACTACAAGAAGTTTGCGAAGCCATTCCCGGAGAAGGGAGCGGATGACGCAACGATATGGAAGGCCGGTGAAGAGGAACTGGCGGAGGAACAACGCTTCGAGGATGATGTCGAGACGGTCCGCACCGGCCTCATATCAGTAGCGAACATAACCACCCATTGGCGGAAGGAAGGCAGAGACCTATCTGCCGATTACATAGCACGCCTCGCGGCAGCCCGTGAAGAGCTTGATCGACTGTTGCAGCCCGATGTGACAGAGGCAGGCGATGACGGGCAGGCTGGAGCCCTATCCGGCTGGCGAATACCCGCGAGAGAGCCAGTGCGTTTCGCTGGCAAGTCGTAAGCGGAAGCAGCGAGCAGCAAGCAGCACATAGGGGCCAGACCATAGTAGGGCCACACAAAAAGGGAAATGAATATCCAACATGGATAAAGCATTGAGAGACAAGGTTGCTGAGGCGCTCGACAAGCCGGTAGCCGAAGTGACTGACGAGGACATCGCTGGCGCTCAGGAGCACGCGGCCAGCATTATGAAGGCTGCGGCTGCTGACCAGGAGCGCGCGGCAGAGGTTGACGCCGACAAGGTGACCCGCAAGGACCTCGACGAACTCGCCAAACAGGTAACCGAACTAGGCAAAGAGAAGGACGAACTGGCGCAGCAGCTTGCTGACACTCAGCGTCCTGACATCGACCCCGACGAGAGCCGCATCGCCCTCGACCGCGTATCCCGCATGAAGTCGATGCCGGAGATCGCGCGCGCGGTTCGTGAGCCTGCGCAGGATGAGAGTGAGAAGGCGCTCAAGACGGTATGG